CACCACCACCGGCAGCCGCAGCCTTCGCCAGCCCACCCAGGACAGACGACCACAACTGTTCAATCTCCTGGTCGCCCTGGATCTGTGCTTGGATGCCAAGGCCCATTTCCTTTGCGTAGTCCCCGAAGGAGGATTGCCAGTTGGTGAATGCTTGCTGTTGGAACTGTCCCTGCTGGATGAGGGCGTTGGTATCAATCTGCTGTTGCTCGCCCAGGTTGGTTGTGCTGTTGGATGTGCCCGTGTTGGCCCCGAACTGCGCTGCCTGCGCCTTCTCCTGCTGCACCATCTTGTCGATGGTCGCCTGTTGCCACGGCTGCAACTGCCCGGTCTGCACCTGAGTTTGGAACTGCTGTGCAATGGCCCCTGCGGGGGCGGCTATCGACTTGTACTGGTTGGCATAGTCCTGGGCGTTGTTGGACAGGTTCTTGCCCACCAGGGTAGCCGTGCCCAGGAGGGCGGCAGGGCCAGCGACAGCGCCTAGCCCGCTACCAATCTGGTTAATCATGCTTCCCACATTGAACCCGCTTGAACTGGGGATTGATATGGGAGAGCCGCCAGCACTACCCTGCCCACCAACGCCCACATTGGGGTCTGTGCTGCTAGGGCCGTATGGCGTGCTGCTGGTGCCCGATAGATAGTCAGTGACCGCGCTGTTGCTCGACGTAGCTCCGGTTGGGTCGTATGGCGTGCTGGATGTGCCCGTAAGGAAATCAGTCACCCCCGTATTGGTTGGGGCGGCAAAAGTGGAGGACGTAGACCCAAAACTACTGCTTAACGTAGGGTCTGATATCCCGGCAAGCGGGTCATACCCGGTAGACGAATCTGTACTCATGTCAGCCCCAAGGCAAGGTCAAAGTTGGCATGCTCATCGCGGTGTTGGAGCATCCACTGCTGGTAATTCTCCGCAACCGTCATATCCACTACCCCGATATTTGGGTTGGCCTGTAAGCCAAGGGCATTCGCCATGTCCAAGTGTTCCTGGGCATGGAGCAACATCCAACTGTTGTCCTTGGGGATAATGCTCTGGATACTGCTGTTTGTCACCTGTGCGCTGACCATCGAGCGATAGGTTTGGTGCCGAAGATAGTGAGCAAGCACAAACCTGTACCAAGCATCCTCGTTGCCGTATGGTGCATCGCAAAAGATGGAAATGCTCATTTCTCAAGCCGTCTTACCTCGTCCCCGAGCCGGTCGGCTTCGGCAGCGCATTGCTTTCCAAAGTCGTCAAGGTTTGTTGCCAGTAGCCCGAGGGCTTTGGCGGAGGCGATACTGGCATCACCACTGGTGCCTTGGGGCAATCCGACACTGAGACTTGCGGTTGCGGAGGCGATGTAGTCGTGCAGCTTTGCAGAAACGCTATTGAGAGTCCGAGTAGCGTTATCTCGGGCCAGTCTATCCAGTAGGGCTTGCCGTTGGGCTTCATCGACCGCATCTTGCAACTCCTTCTGTTTTACCGCAGCCTGCTTCAAGAAATCCGCTGTTTTCTTGGCATCTTCTGCCACCAGGTCCACATAACGACTGTTCAGGTGGTCAATCTCCGGCCTCGCATAGACGAAATATAGGATCACCGCCCCCAAAAGGGCCATCAGCCCATACTTTGCCACTGTCAGGTAGATCATTGCTTCTCAGACTGGTTCTTTGCGGCGATGGCAGCACCAATAGCAGCCAACCCAAATGCGAACGACTTGTAGGTTTCCTCCGTTGGGGAGTGCGTGCAAAACTGAAACAGCATCGCAACTCCACCAGCAGACAGCAGGGCGCGAACAACGCACCAGCTTGCGTTGTCGCGCTCCGTAAACCAGTTCTTCCAGAACATCTTAGGTCACGCCAAGCTCGCCCTCTCCGATAAGGGTCAGGGCCGTTGTAGTGCCAGCACCGCCAACCAGGAAGTCGGCAACGTCCAGGCGGATCATCCCGTACCACTCCGCATAGCTGTTGGCCGCAACCGAGGAACCAAACCCCATGAGCGAGTTCGAGGAGCTAGCCGTTGCACCCGTAGCGCCGATACAAAGCGTGAACGTAACCGGGGCTGCTGTTACGTTGACGATACGGATGTGACGAATCACAAAATACAGGTTGGTCGAGGTAGAAGGCATACCCACGCCACCAGTCGTCGTTCCTGGGTTGAGGATGTTGGTGGTCAAGGTGGTCGTCAGAGCCACCGGGCCAAAACGTACAATCTTGTTTGCTGCCATGTGTGGCTCCTATTTCAGTCTTTCCATTGTTACTTGTTGCACCGACCAAGAATCGCTGGTCACAGCGACGCTCGAATAAAACCGTAGATCCAAAGTCTGAGGACCGGCTGTTACCGTAGTGCTGGCCGGTGTGATCCCAGAGGTAGCCACCAGCGTTGCCGAGGCCACCCTGTTATTGCAATATCCTGTAGTCCAAATAGCCGTTGTACTCGAAGCTGTCAAGATCATTTCCAACTCCCAGTTTGTCGTCTGGGCAGTGGAAGCGAGAACGGCTCCTACTGTCAAAACAGTCAGGGAAGTTGACCCCCAAAATGCGGCGCACAATGCGTTGCGTGCTGTTGCAGAGGACACAGCTACGAAAGTTCCATGCGCCCGCACCCTCCAAACCGATCCAACAGCCGCCACCTGATTTAACTGGGTAATGCCCCCAGTCGTGGGGGTAACAGTCGAGTTGATGGTCGTCAGGGCTGTCAAACCACCCGCATTGACCGTATCCGGGTCAAACCCGCCGCCACCGTAGATGTGGCTTATGGCTTCCGATGCCACATCCACCCCATCCGAAGTATCAATGGTGAAATGAGCAGAGGGTCCCATAGGCCCTTGGGAGCCTGTCACCCCAGGGCTTCCCTGAGGCCCTTGGTGCATGAAGAATGGTTCGTCTGCGTCCGGTGCTTCCAGATACACGGCAGGTCCCGTAGGCCCCTGCGCCCCCGTTGTTCCAACCCCCGCAGCCCCGGCGGGGCCGGGAATAATCATTGGCTCATCAGCCTCGGGAGCCTCTAGGTACACAGCAGGACCGATAGGACCCTGCGCACCAGTAGACCCGGCAGCGCCAGCCGCCCCAGGTGGCCCTGGTATGGCTAGCGGCTCATCTGCTTCGGGGGCTTCGAGATAAACAGCAGGACCAGGAGGGCCAGCAGAGCCAGTAGTGCCAATGCCAGTAGCCCCAGGCGGACCAGGAACGACAGCAGGCTCATCGGGAGGGTCAGAATCGAGGTAGATGAAAGCCGTTGTGGTGATGTTTGTCGTGACTCCGGGAGGCCCCTGCGGACCAGGCGGGCCAGGAATCGGCATACCGTCATCACCATCGGCACCATCCAATGCTATTGGTTGCGCTGCAACACCGGGACTACCCTGCTGGCCGGGGTTTCCAGGCGGACCGGGGATACCGGGAATAGGCATCCCATCGTCCCCATCTGCACCATCGAGTGCTATGGGGTACGCCGCTACTCCGGGTGCCCCAGGAATCCCCTGCAAGCCCTGCGGTCCTTGTGGGCCGGGTATGGGCATACCGTCATCGCCATCAGCCCCGTCCAGGGCAATCGGCATGGCGGCTGTTCCCGGTGCCCCAGGTGTTCCAGGTGTTCCGGGCGCTCCTGCCGCCCCAGGAATACCCGGTATGGGCATCCCATCGTCACCATCCTCGCCGTCCAAGCCAAGGCCAATAGGACCCTGCGGCCCCATCGGTCCTTGAGGGCCTACACCACCCCCACCACCGCTTCCAGGGTTGTAGACAGGCATTACTGGAACTCTTGTATGGCTATTGTCGTGCCACTGGGGGAGATTGCGAACACATCCCCGTTGAAGAAGGAGTATGGGTCCATGTTCCATACCCCGTTCTGGGCTAGGGCTATGCCACCATTGGGGATTGCGGGGTCCTCACAGCCAAGGAACACGTAGTTGGTGCCCACGTTGACGATGATTAACCCCTTGCGAAAAGGGTTGGCTGGCAGGACGTTAATGCTCGCCGCCCCTACGTTGACCGATAGGGGTGCATTGGCGAATCCAGAGCCACCAGACATTACTCAACAGTCAACCAAAACTCGTTGACCCCCGCCTGCAAGCCCATGAATACGGCAAACGCATCCGCCGACCCGAGTACAGCGGATTGCCCCTCTAGGGAACCAAGTGCAGACCCCAGAAGAATACAGCCTTGCGAGTCTATCTCCGGCAGATTCCCCTTGTGAAACAGTATCCCCGTGTGCCCCGGAACCGCTGTCACTTGGAAAGTCTCGAACGGCAGGCCTCCGGTCAAAACGTGAATACCCCTCTGACACAGGTATCTCCCAGGAGGTACTTTTGGTAGCCATAGATCCCCCTCGTCTTGAAGGTAGGCATGCTCTGCGCACATGCAAACCTGCGCTCCATCACAGTTCTTGATATAGCCAAAGGACCCATTGGGGCCTACCGCAAACCGAGATAGGGTCATGTCCATCAGGAGCCCCTTCTCTGGCCGTCTACGCGACCCACCAGCTTGTCCAGTTCTTCCTTGATGGCATCCAACTTCTCGTTCAACTTGTCGTTCTTGGCGTCGTCGTTGGCAGCATGATGGGCTACCCATTCCTTGACGCTGGATATGTCCTTGGAGTTTTCTCGAACATCGGCGGAAAGGAAGGCGACAGTGTAGATAGCCGATCCTATGACCCCAAGGATGGCAACTAACCCCTCAACGGATAGGTTCTTCACTAAAAACACCTTCCCTTGTTCCGGGTCTGTAGACCGTTTCGTGGTAGCAATCATCATCAGAAGTTCACCCTTATCGACAGATCGGTTTCCTTCCACCCTAACCCCTGGAAGTCAACATTGGAATTGACCACCCGCAGCAGCCTCCAATTTACTAGCAAATCCACGTTCTTGACAGAGTACCCAAAACCGATTAGCGGGCTGTAAACCATCCGATTATTACCAACCAATAAGGGTCTGGGAGTGTCTACCCCATCATTCCAGTCGGGTACTGCCATCGAGAACCGGGGCCAAGCCAGCCCCACCCCCAACTGCCCGAAAACAGGCCCCCAATGAGGCTCCCAGTTGGCCCAGACCCCCGATGGATGCTCCGACCCGAGGAAATGGGAAAAGGGGATCTTCCCGCTGGTACACATGGGTTCGTTGTTCCCGCAGGCTACGGCTGTTGAAGTCATCCTCCCCAATTCCTCAACAGTCACCGACCAGTTTTCCCCTCGAACGCCCACCCCTGCGCTCACCCCACGGGTATTGAACTGTGCCGGTTGGGGATACTCCCACCAGGTTCCATCGGGCGGGATGCTCTCGCTGGTGAAACCGGCAAGCAGGGAGATACACAGGTGTAGAAGGCAGGTCATTTAGTATCCAGAAAACATCAGCGCAACTATTCCTGCTTGCGCAATAGTGGGTGGGTAGGCATTGGTACAGTTATTCCCGAGCAGCACGGGAAAATCAAAGTTCGGCGTTACGGCAATGAAGTTCGCCGCCCCCGGCCCGGTTGCTATTGTCTGACTCAACATCGTTCCTGCTGGCGCAGGAGTCCACAAGGGGGACGGCGCACCCGCTGCCTGACCGCCACCACTAGGCCCAACAACACCGCAGTAGGACGCCCATGTATTCATGGTGTCCACATACGCCCCAACGACCAGGGAGTTGACGTATGAATCAATCCGATAGGTATACCCGTTGTAGAAAGTTGTGTTGAAGTACGGTGAATACCTTGTGGTCGTGTTGTTCATTGCGCAGCTAGTGGGAGTGTACGAATTGGATACGATCCCAGAGTTCAACCCGCTAACGGTTCCGGCAAAGGTGTACTGGTTGATCCATACATGTGCTGGCCCAGATCCAGCATGTCCTGACGGTGGATACACGCCAACAGCGGTACAAGTAATAGACCTTGCGGCCTGCAATTTGGCAACAGGAATAACTGCCCACCCGATGTAAACAGCAGCGCCGCAGTACAAAGCCCCTGCTGCTCCGTTGCTTGGGTTTTGCCCACCATCGCCGGCATAAGGACCGCCACCACTAACCGTGTAGGTAATGCTATTTGTTGTATCGGTAATTACGGGAGAACTCATGCTAAGACCGCTGTAGCCAGCGTTATACGCACACATGTACGTAACGCAGATTACGTCGAGTCCATACCCAAGAGTCGTATTGGGTATCACAGCAGATCCGAATGTCGTCCCCGTAGCACCGTTGTAATAGCTATCGGTGGTTGTCCCGGTGGTCAGGGAGTTGATTTTTGCTGGATTGTTTGCCATGTCAATCCAGTGAAAATGGAGCAGACGGTGGGGTGAATGGAGCCGAGTACCTTGCGATATTGCTTACTCGGAACTCGTCTACGTACATGGTTGGCGTGTATCCAGAATTAAATGATATCGAACCAATACTCATGTCGGACGATGGTTGGATGGTGGTTGCGGAAGTAATGGTTCCGGCAGACGCGCCATCTACCCATATCGTGAATGTAGTCCCACTTTTAGTAACGGCAATGTGATGCCATGCGCCAGTGGAAACAGCCGTTGTAGGGCCTATCATCGTTGGAAAACCGCTTCCATTTCCCCAATACAACTGCCCCGATGTATTGAAGTACAAGGTACAGTAGAAGTTAAACGAGTTCCCGTTATACGACCACATCGCGCCATTGGATGCGCCGTATGAAATAATCCAGAAGAACCCCTCTACCGTCCATGTGGCCCCGGTCATGGCATTAGTTATGGCTGTTGCCGATGCAGTGGGATTGTTCAGGGAGCAAACATCCGCCGATACAGTCCCATCGAATCTAGCGGAAGAAGCCCCAAACTTCTTCTGCACCGTACTGATGTAAAAGTTGATCGGAGGAATGTTCGATGTGTTTAAGCTGGAGTATTTACCCGTCACCGCATCGTAGGTAACGTATCCACTGGTTTCGTCAAAGTGGTACAACAACGCCGTGTTGTACTGCGTGGACATGTTGTTGACGAGATACGCATACCAGTTCGTATCGCTGCGGTAGGTCGCTATCAGCAGGTCGCACTGGTTTGCGGTCGATGTGACCGCCCCCGCAGTGCCACCAGCCCACTTGATATTGGTGGGCCACACCACCGTCCTGCCACCCGTGCTGTCCTGCTGGAACCAGATGTTGACCGTCTGCCCTGGCTGCGGGTTGGAAAACGTCATCGAGGTAATGTTGCCGGTCATCGTCACGGCCTGCACATTGCTCTTGGATACGTCGAAGGTCTGCGTGGCATTGAAGGTGACAGCCAACTCCGGCTCTGCACTGCCCCTAACAACGCCTCCACCGTGCGCCTGGAAGGTGTTGTTGTTGTATAGCTGCCAGCCACCCAAGCCCCCATTGAGGCTCGATAGCCACTCGAAACTCACGATCTGCCCACCGGCCACCAGCCCCGGATAGGCGGGCAGGCCCCCACGGGCATAGACGTTATGCGCCCCCAGGCCATTGATGTTGATGGTGACGTTGCCCGTGTTGGTCGTCAGCACCTTCACGTGAATAATGAACCCGTCAGCAGGAGCCGACCAGTTGGGAACAGTCCCTATGATGTTGTTGGTGAACCCCGTGTCCTGAAAGTAGGTCACGAACCACGATGGGTTGGCAAAGTAGGTGTTGAGCAGGGCAAAGTTCTGGTCGAGCAGGACCAGCAGCTTGCTCAAGTTCTGGATCGGCTGTAGCGGTGTTCCAGTTGCAAACAGGGTTAGACCGGGAACAGCCATCAGAACCCCGTTATCGTGGCGATGCCGTATGCACCGTTGGAACTCAAATTCTGCCCAGAATAGTTACCCGTCCTGATCTGGCTATAGTTAAACGGGGAAATGGTAGGGCAGTAATCCACCATGAACTGCGCAATGTAGCTGCCAATATTCTTGTTGTATGCCAACCCTGCTGGCGCTGGCGTCCAATTGGCTGTTGGCGCAGAGCCGGAGTATGCCGTCTGCCCATCTGCCGTACCCCCAACAACTATGTCGCCAGCAGCAGTTGGGGAAATGGTAGGTCCATACGTGCCACCAGAGGCAACCGAGAATGTTCCACCAGCAGAAGATCCAACGTGCATCCCAGAACTCAATGTTCTGCTGGTGCTCCCAAGGTACAGGTCAGACAACGCGCTAGTAGCCGAATAGGATGCCCCGACTGTGACAATCGAGGGCCACGTTATTGTTAGCGTTCTGCTGGTATTGAATGTGGCTACAGGAGCAAAACCTATATAAATCCAAACACCAGTGGTTTCCTGAATATACGGTGGCGTTGGAGGCGGTGGAGTGTAGTAGACGATGGTTGCGCCAGCATCAGCACCATACGGCCCGTGATAGACAACGCCATTTGTGGAATCTACTATCTGGGGAGCACCGCTGATAGTTATTCCGTTCCCATTGGTGTTGTACCCAAGATTGTCCACATAATTTATCAACACCACATGCGCCATGTACCCAAGGCATGACCCAATTCCACCAGGGGTGGATACGAAAGTCCCCGCGTAGTTCGTGTAGGTTCCTGCCGTTGGGAGAAATCCACCTGAATACGTAATGGTTCCGCCGCCAACGACGCCCGTGGTAATGAACGATGGCACAACCGGAGGCTGCGGAGCATCCTGCATGGTGCGTGCGAGCCAGGTCATGAAAAGTTCTTCATTACATTGCCGTACCAGAACCCCGTGCTGTTCCGATACGTCAGGGTCAACAGGTCAATAGCGTTCGCTGATGTGGATAGCGTCTGCGCACTGCCACCGGGCCACTTGATCCCAGTCCACGTTGCCACCCGCCCACCCGTCGCATCCTGCACCAGCCACACCAATATGGTCTGCCCATTGCTGATAGCTAGACCGCCTACGGGGGCACTGTTGATAAGGGAGAGTGTGAAGTTTGCCGTCAGCACCCCGACCTCGAACACGTTGCTCTGGTAGGCGTCGATCACCAGATTGGTGTTAAAGGGCAGCGCATAGGGAACAGTCTCCGTCCCGAGCAATACCTGCCCACCAACGAACCCGTAGTAGTTGGGCGTGTACAGGTTGAACCCACCAGAGCCAGCATTGAGGGTGGAGTTGTAGATGAAGTTGCAAATCTGCCCCGCTACCAGCATCCCCGCAGCGACCGCATTGCCCTGCATGTCATAGATGTTCTTGGTTCCCAGGGCGTTGATGTTGAGCGTCGCGGCAGCGGTGTTGTTGTTGGCGATCTTGACCGCATAGGTCTGCCCATCCGAATAGGAGGACAGACCAAGGCCGGATATGGTGACGATGACTGTGTTCGTGGTCCCCGAGTCCACCCCATAGTTGGAGGAGGAACCCGGATCATTGATCGCATTGGCGAGCAGGGAGAAGTTGTAATCGAGATTGACCAGCGAATTGCTGGAATTGTTCTCGAAAATAATCAGCCCTGTGACCGGACGGGTCATCCAATTCTCCGCACGGTAGCCATCGCAGAGCCAGCATCAATAAGGTAGGTCGATCCGTTGAACGTACCGCTGCTGGTAATGGTCAGGTATTGGCTGGCACTGGTAACTCGCAATACGGCGCACAGCGGAGCAGAAAATGTCGCTCCCGTGTATGTAAAGAATGGATATGTGCTGGTCGGACCGATGATTGATCCTATCGTCCCGCCAAAGTAGACGTTGTATGAGCCGACCGCAGTGGTGCGAATGGTCAGCATCAGGTTGATTTCATATATCCCCGTATTGGCGAACACGATGTTGCCACCGGATAGGGAGAAATTGGAACCGTTCTGCGCAGCGATGGTGTCGAACGTAACCGCTGTCCCGCTTCCAATGGAAGCGGAATTGCGCACACAAACGCTCATCAACGTGTTGGTCGTGTTGGACAACTGACCATTTGTGTCAATGTTCCAGTTCGTTCCCAAGGCGGGGCTTGCCCCCGATAGCCCAGTAGCCGTGCCGTTGAACCCACCCGTAGCCGCCAACACGCCCGTACTGGGGTTGTACGTCAGCCCACCAGCGGTGTACTCCGCAAGGTTGCCGCTGGCCGAGGCTACGATTACCGGGTAGAACGTCGCATTGGTGGACGTTGCAGTGATCGCTACGCTAGGCGCTGTGCCTGCGGCTGTTGGGGCCAGGCCGATCATGTTGAAGCCACCAGCCCCACTATTGAGCAGGCTGTTGTACTGGAACATGTAGACGTTGTTCAGTACCAGGTCGCCCGATACCAGCGATGTGCCATCCTGGTGATAGATGCTCTTTGCGCCGATGGCATTGACGTTGAGCGTTGCCACGCCCGTATTGGTGTTTGCCACCCGCACCGAGAACACCTGCCCTTCCGTGTAGGCAGACATGTTCAGGTTGGGGATGGTGATAATCATTGCATTGACCGCACCCGTGTCAATGCCGTAGTTGCTGTAGCTGGCAGGATCGTTGATGGCCTGCGCCAGCGTGGTGAAATTCTGGTCTAGCAAAACCAGCGAGTTCGTGGCGTTGTTCTCGAACTGGTTCAGACCCGTTACTGGTTTAGCCACGCTACCACCTCGCCCGTTCCATGTATGCGCTCAAGATCCCATTGACCGTTATATCGTTGGTGGGTGCATTGGAACCACCAGTGCCGGAATTGGGCCTGCCATTATTGATGGTGAATCCGTAGTATTTGCCCATCTGCGGATTGGTGTTGCCAAACGAGTTCATCGGGTCGATGTAGATGGCCTTGAAGTTAGGCCCATACCAGATCGACACCGTACTGCTGGCCGTGTACCAAGTGGACACCGGCCCTCCATAGGTAGCCCCACCAGCACCGGCATCGGTCCAGATATCAATGTTGATGCTGGACATTGCCCAGGTTGGCGTGGAGCTTCCATTTTCCGAGTCGTTGGTCACCCAGAAGGTCGCATTGCTCTGCGGGTAGCTCGCCTCCAAGCCAAAGCGCATCACCTGCTTGTCGGTGATGGGGTCGCCGTGGTGCCACAGCGCGGTCTGGATCTGACCCCATGCCGGGTTGTAGTCGTTGACAAATAGCTGGTAGACGTTGGTTCCATCCGTGCCAAACATGCAGGGGATGCCCGCATAGGGGGCCACGCCAGCGGAGTAGCCCTGCACTGCATAGGTCAGGGATACGTTCGTACCTGCGGGTTTATTATTGGGATGGCCTGCGCTCCCAAGGAACCACTTGCCGTCAAAGAAGCAAGAGAACAGGTATCTCGAACCACCGCCCAGTAGAGGGTCCTTGTAGTTAAATCCCCAAAATATGATGTTGGCGGAAGGCCCTGGTTTGGCGGAAAGGAAGTTGACCTGTCCCACGCCACAGCAAACCGGCTTAGTCCAGTCGATATACGGGACGATTCCATCGAGATTGTTCCCCAGTTTTTGCGGCATGGCCCCCGAGAGGATGTAGGGGCCGCGATTGGTCATGAATACAATCGTGCCAAGGTAACCCGCTACGCATGAATTAGAGGGGATGCCGATATTGGTGCTGATGTTGGTGTTCGTAAAGAGTGTGACTGTAGCCGTGCTAGTAGTACCACCGACAATGCTAGTAGTGCTGCCAATACGAACATCCGAAATAACATTGATGGAGTCATAGCCTGCCCAGAACAGGTAGTTGTTCGTGGCAATCATGGCAGTGATGCTACCCATCAGGGCAGAATCATTTGAGATTAGCGCGCCTCCCGCATCCCCGACTGTGAAATCGGAGAACGATCCCGGTGCCGACCAGTAGATCGTGCGGCCATTGGCAATCCACACCCGGCCAGCATAGGTGGCAATGCAGGTTCCGGCTGTTGGCGCGGATTGGGTGACTGTTATCGACCCCGAGGCTACGTTGGCGATCGTGACGTTATACGTCCCATTCGCACTATTGGCAGCGCCGTTCCCGCCCGTACCTGTCCCATAGGAAAGGATGGGTGCAGAGGCGGGTGTGCTTGTGGTAATCGTCATCCCCGGCTGCAACACGAATCCAGAAGGTGAGGCCGTTACCGTCAGTACATTCGCGAAAACGCTTCCTGTTATCGTGAATGATGTGTTCAGGTCGAGTATGTAGGCTCCGTTCCATGCCTTGTACCCCCCGGTAGGCCCTATGAACAGGGCTGTGGTGTTCTGCCACTGGGCGCACGCCTCCGCAGCGTGGTCAGCAATGCCCGTGGCAATCTTGGTCATCGTGCCCGTGGTGGCATTGACCATGTTGAAGGTGTACACGTTGCCGTTGGTGCAAAAACACATCTGCGTGTCGTTGCCCGCGATGTTGGCATCGAACATCGCGTAGACCGTATCACCCCCGGTCGTGGCCCCAAGGCTTACGGAAATCCCGTCCAGGGATTGCAGGTTGGCATTGCCAATCTGCATGAAGTTTTCCAGCCAAGCAAAATCAGTGGGCTTGATCGCCTGCCGGTTTGAGGAAGTATCAATACTTCCCCATTCCTTGAAGTGGTGCTGCTTGATCTGGGGCTTGCCAGATGAGCTATAAGGCACGGCTCAATCTCCGCGTATACGAGGAGTTGTTGGCCGAGTTGACCTGACTCTTGTACATGTTCTGGAACCAGCGGGCTTCATCCCACTCCTGCATACGCTGCTTGGCCTGGTAACAGGCGTAGTAGGGCACGGGGGACTGGAATGGGATAGGAATTGTCTCAACATCGCCCGGATTAACAAGCGCTGTCGGAGCGAATATCGCATCAATTTCGGTCGCATACGCTTGATCCGGTGGCGGGCCAACGTAGAAGGTGTTTTGCCCATACACGGAGAACACGATGGGCCGACCCTGCAACAGCGTCCACCAACGCACCTGATAGTTGAACCGGCTCCACGGTAGGTAGTCCAGGGCGATCTTGCTGTTGCCCCAGATCACATTGATGTTGAGGATATCAATGCAGTTTGACCCATTGGTGATGCTAGAAGCGTAGGGATACGCCTCCTGACCCTGGACAAATGCTGTTGTGGTGATTAGCTGCCGCAGGCAGCCGGTATCACGGACGACGCGCAGCCGCGCCTCGTTGATGTAATCCGTCAGTTCCGATTGGGAATAGAACTGATTTGTTGCGTCATGCAGAAGCCTCTGGCAACTCGTCAGATAGTTTGCGAGAGTGGTCATTCATCACGACGCTTTTTGCAGGATAGACCGCGTTCTGCCCTTGATGGAACCAACCAGGGCATCCGTTGTGGGAACAGTCACCGGACGCTCGATCTGGGAGGCAATCTCCACAGGTTCAACATCCTCCTCAACGCACTCCTCGAACAAGAATGCGTTGAGGCGTTCCAGGGCTTTCGGAATCTGGGAACCCGTGGGTGCCCAACCCAACCGGGTGATGAGGCGAAGGTGGTCCTTATCCTTCTGCCCCATACCCAGGAGGAATTGTGCGGCCTCGGCAGGGATGGTCACGGCAGCCCCAGCAGGGAAGAAATAATCCTTCCCGTCGAATCTGTCGGCGTGATCTGCCCCGCTGCCGTTATAGACCGTGATCTGCATTACGCAGGTACAACCCAGATAACGTCATTGGGCAAGCCCATCGTGATCGCACCAGCGGTGTACGTTGCTAGCGTACCCCAAGCCGGAGCTACCGTGGGCAAAGCCTGATGCAGACCACCGTAGATCGGGAAGGTGTTGGAAGCCGTCACCCCGTTGCCGTAAGTCATTGCCGTGGCACTGGTCACGTTGGCAAGGATCAAACCCGATTGCGGCGTGTACAGACCCGTGCTGACCGATGTGTTGGTGTAGATCGGGGTCGCAGCCACATAGCCCGCGCTGATGACCGTTGGATACACCCCGACCGTGCCACCCGTGATGGTTGCCGCAGCAATGGCCGTGGGCGTAATGCACATGACAGCCGTAGCAGCCGGAGTACCGCCACCCGTGAAGGTGAAGGTGGGCACAGCAATGTAGCCAGCGCCCGGATCGGTTGCGTACATCGCGGTCAGCGTGCCCGAACCCGTCAGGGTCGAGGTCAGCACAGCACCGGCACCCGTGGTGTCACCCGTCTGCGGAACCACCGTCCAGGTCGGGGCGGTCAGATAGCCCGCACCCTGGTTGGTAACAGTCACGGTGGAGAGGCCACCACCAGCAGTCAGGGCTGTAACAACAGCCGTCGCACGCACACCACCCGAGGGAGGATCGGAAGCAATCAGCGTCGGGAACGCAACGTAGTTGGCACCAGCCGTGGTGATGGTAACAGTCGTGCTGATTGCACCACCCACCACCAAGTTGTACGTGGCACGGCGAGTAGGAGTACCAACGGTTTCCGCGAAGGTCAGGGAGTTACCCGCAGCCGCCGCAAGGCCGGAACCCAGGGCGGTCGAGTACACCCCGTTGTTCATGCCCGATCCAGCGCCCGTGACGACACCCGCCACGCAGGAACCGACCACGTTCTTCACTCGATAGTTTGCGCCGTCCGAGGACACCAGAACGGGGTCGGAAGTCGGCCCGGTCTGGTACGTGCGCCAGATGTTTGCCAGCGAGTCATAGTATTGCAGTGCCGTGTACGGTCCAAGGGTGATGTACGTGTTACCCGAGGGGATCGTCCACGCAGCACTGGCAGGGATACCGACCTGCTGGCCGTTTTGCCATGCAAGCGAGCCGCTACGTGCTACGCCGCCGATTTGGTTAAGTCCCATGTCAGTTCCTTACAGCGTGATGTAGTTCAGGTTCTTGACCTGCGTGCTGGCTTTGGGTTTCCCGTTTACCAACTCCGCCGCAGTTACTACTGCGCCGACAAAGCCAAGCTGCCAGTTCGGGAGCAGGCTTTCGAATCCCGTGAATGCAAAGCTCGCCTGTTCGTGGACATACAAATTCATGTAGTTCGTGTTCGGCAGCCACAGCGTACCTTCCGGGCAGTACGGGTCCATGTACACCGGGACACCACCAACCATCAGGGCGCGGAACGCCGCCTTGATGCCGTCACCCTCATTGCCATCATCCGAGAAGGCCGAATCCGGGGTGACAACATACGTTTCCTGGCCCACGAAGTCCTGTGCCAGCAGAGTCCACGTTCCGGGGCCGCACAGGCCATAGGTCGGGACTTCGCCGCAGTTCTTGACCGTACCGGCAATCCACTGCAACACGTTCTGGCGGGTCGGGTTGACCGCAGCGCCGGTGTTGTAATAGACCTTGGACTGGAACCACGTGTTCGACGTCGCACGGTTGATGTTACCGTAGGTCGCCATCTGCGTGCCATCATCAACCGCACCGGGCAGGCCGATGATCTGGTTCATGTTGGAACTGTTGCCATACAGACTGTTGGTGATCGTCAGGATCATCGAGTTGGTCGCATCGTTCATGCGCGCCTCGATCAGCGGGATCACCGCATGATCCAACTGCACCAGACCTTCCATGCCCAGGAACGGGATGGGAGTAATCAGCACTTTCAGATTGAACTCGGCCAGGAACGCACCCTGCAAATCCGCAGGCTGGCTGAAAGTACCCGTGTAGTCCGAATACTGCGTGTTGACGTATGGGTTGCCCTGAACCGGAATCGAGATTGAGGACACACCACCTGTTGCCGATTGGGCTGTTGACAGCAGCGAGGCCGCGAACGGCGTGCTGTTGTACAACTGCACAATCATCTTCGGCACGAATGCGCGGCGGGTGACGGCATTGAGTTCACCCCCAAGGTTCGCACCACCGTAACTACCTGCGGGGACTATGCCCTGACCAAACACCGGCATGATTGCCTCTCCTTAGACTACAGTCCCAGATGGGACTTCAAGTTTGTGAACCAGGTTTTGACCAACTCAACGTCATGCTGCCAAATCGTTTCCGTGGCAGCAATCTTTGCATCAATGGCCGTCTTTGCTGCGGCATAGTCGGCCTCAATCTTGGCCTTCTCTGCGTTCAGTGATTCCAGCAAGGTCATGCCGACACCCGGTTGCGAGCACGCTTGTTCATGAGGTCGGTGATGACTTCATGGGCAAGACGGTTGGCCGTGCGGGTGGGACTCTTGAAGAACTGCTTGGCTTCCTGGGGCATCATCATCGGACCACCGCGACCCGGAACTTCGGGGGACGGCTCGGATAACATGCGCTGGTTGGACAGGAATTGCGCAGCAGACTCATGCTTGCCGATGGCGTGATCCACCATCGTCTTTTCGATATCCTCGAAGCTGATCCCAGGATACTTCTCCTGCAACGACACCTTCAACTCCCGGCGTTGCAGTGCAAGATTCTGGTTGGTGATTTCGGCTCTGAGGGCTTCGGTTTCGGAAGCCACCTTGGACGACACTTCCGCCACCCGATCCTCAACTTCCAACTCGGGGAAGATGGTTTCGGGCTTCTTTTCCTTGATAAGCCGCTGAAACTGGCGTCGCAGCTTGGGGTCATCAGAAAGATCCTTGGCAACCGATGCCAGGTTTCTGATCTGTTCGTCAGAAAGGTTCTCAAGCGATGCCATGACTAGCTCCAATTCGTGTCAACATCACTGGTCTTGTTCCGCTTGGTGCGCTTGGTGTTGTCACCAATCTTGCCCGACTTGATGGGGTTGTCGCCCGTCATGCCAGGGGAAGCAATGCGGAACATGTTTTCCTTGAATCCCTTGTCAGCCGGGATATCCAGACCGCCCAATTTGCCAAACCGGGGCGGATTGGAAATGCGCCCATTCAAGCGGTTGTTGTCCAGCGGCCCACGAATCGCCAGCCCACCCTTGGGATTGGCGAAGTAGGAAACGCCTGTGGTCGAAGTACGTGCCATTTCATGCTCCTGGGGGTGGTGCGCCCGGTTGCCCACCTGCCGGTGGTGCGCCCTGTGGCGGCTTCATGCCCTGCATCAGTTGGGCAATTTCAGTGGGAACCAGATCCTTCGCATCGTGCGCTGTGCCGCCAAATGCCTTGGCAAGTATATCCAGCGCCTTGCGTACTGCCTTGGCCTCCTCGCCCATCGGCTCAAAGGCGGCTTGACTCATGCCGAGCACCTTGATAGCCATTTCGATGGACGCCTTGGCCTTCATCTGCTCGCCCATCTTGGGCTGCGGAGTAGCCATCGGCCCACCCATCGGGGCGGTAGCTCCGGGGGCCTGCACCCCGCCAGCCTGCTCCGTGGGAGCCTGCGGCGGTAGCGTGCCTACGCCCCCAGGACCGGGGCCTTGTACATCTGCCATTACGGAAGTACCTCGATGTACAGGTAGAAATCAGCCGTGGCCGCAACAGCGTTGGAAGCACCTGTGCGAATGTACAGTGTCGGCGTGCTTAACACCGTGCTGGTGGCCGTGGCCGAAAGGGTGAAATCCAAGAACAGGTTGCTGGCCGTCAAGCTCGACGGGCTGGCAGCGGTAATCAGGTTGCTACCCGTACCGCCCGCGCCCGTGAACAGGGAGATTGTCGGGCTGGTAGCCAGGGAAGCCGATGCGTTGGTGATCGTGAAACCACGAACGATGAAGTACACGGTCCCGGTATAACCGCCCGGAACCGGCGTGAAGTTGTATACGTAATCCGTGTTGGTCGTGTTCAGCGACACACCATAGGCGGCTGGCTGAACCAAACGGGAGCGCACCCCCATCAGGTCATTGGATACGTTCTGACCTGTCCGACTACCTAGCCGGGGCATGCCCCAGTTGTGAAGAATGGGCATCTTTACTTCTCCAAGATGTTACGTGAGGGGCTTCCCGCCCCCCACGGTCATAATCAACCCGTGGGTTGATTAACGACGATGCTTGCGGCCCTTACGGCCACGCTTTGCTTCCAGAGGCTGAAACATGTTTAGCTCCAAACTTCGTGGGGCCACTTTTGGTTCGGGAGCAGCCATACCCAATTACTACGCTGTCGCAATTCCCTATCTATGTCAAGTGGAATCAAATCCAGGTGACAGTGATATCCGGGGCGGTCATGGTCGCCGTGACAATGGTCAACCCGAAGTTCAACTGTATATCGTAGATCGCCGTGAAACTGCTGGCCGCGTTGGGAACGTTGATCGTGGCAACAGTCTCACCAGATCCCGTTGCGCTGTCATAGATCGTGATGGTTCCACCCGTGGCACCGGCACCGTTGACAACGATGGTGTGCAGTATCCCCATCGGCGTACCGACGTAGTTCGGGCCGATACCAGAGAAGATTGTCGTCGTCGTATTGCTGGTGATGTTTTGGTAGTTAAAACCTTGCCCTGTTTGCCCTGGCATGTCATTTCCCCTTTGCCGCTACGGCTTGAAGTATGCGTGCGCCCTCGGGGTGCTTGGCAGCCTCGATTGCGATTTCGTCCTGACGTTTTTGCTCCTGTGCCTTCTGCTCCCCCGGTTCGATCTTCTGTTCCAGATCGTCCAGCAGGGTTTGCAGCATGGGCGGATTCATCAACTGCAAGAATCGTTTGCGAGTAATTGATTTGGTCTGCAACAACTCGTTTGCCATACTCCGCTGATCCTCCATGAATAGGGGGCTGTTGGAGTGGGCATCCACTTTAATGACAAAATCATCTTCGAGTTGCTCGAACACAAACTCGCGTCCATCGTCATCCCGATATTTCTTAGGATCGAAACGGCGCATGCACTTTGCGTACATGGTTGCCATTTTTTCCAGTGAATCTTCGATAACCAGCGCACGCTTTTTAGCGCGGCTACTTCCCAAGGTTGCGAGGGATTTGGTCTGCGACTGGGATCGAACACCGTGTTCTCCTTTACCCATCATCACGTTGGAAATTCCCATTTCCTCCATGAATTGTTCATCGTTATAGGAGAACTCCTTCCATAGATCACCGGGGATTTCCGGGCGGAATTCCTTGACTGTTGCTGTTGGGTTGTCGTTGGCGATGAAACTGTTGGGTTCGTCCAGGGCCAGGAACTTTTCATCCTGAATCCCGGTCCAGCCATCCCCCGTGACTGCTTTGGGGGGCGTTGCATTCAATGCAAGCAGTTTTTGCAGCATTCCAGCGAGCCATTCCCGCCGTTTTTGCAATCCCATGAGGGATTCGACCTCGGAACGGCCCCAGAAGTAATCGGGCAGGGGGTTGGGCGTGAATTTTATGAAGGGAAGCTCATGTTTGATCCAGCCAGCGTTCTCCGCAGGCCGATCAAAGATCACAACACCGGGGGAAGCCACCGTAACGATCTGATAATCCTTGATGGCATCGTTCCAAACGTACAATTCGTACATTTCGACCACATCCACCCCGATTTTTGGTTCATAACCAAAGGTGTAGAGGGTTGGATTGTCCACTTCCCCGGTGATATTCGGGCTTCCGGTGCCCGGTCCAGCGGTGATTAGCAGCCGTTCTACCGGCGATTTAGTCTCGTTGGTGTCGTTTGCCGTGCTGGCAGACACCCGAGCCATGATATCGGCACCCTTTGGATGGCCTTCCAACTGGGTTTCTAGCTCGGTTTTGGTGATGATGTAGCGCACGCAGACGGCTTCTTGCCGGTCCAGGGAGGGCAAATCCTCCCTCAAAACCCCAAAATTCTGCGGTGCAATCAAGTGGGCATGCACTTCGGGGGCACGGACCACCATTTTCACGATCATGGAGTTGTATACGAGGCCCCATTTGGTTGCCTCGTTGGCGATGAAGTCGGCGTTGGAGTTGAGCCATTCATCGTTGACGGCGTCATTAACAGCCGCCGAATACTTGTTCATGATCTTGTCTGTGGACTTGCCCCAGGAGATAGCAAACCTGGTGGTTTCCTGGGCGTACAGGAAGGAGGAGAGCAAGTCGATGGCGGGGAATATCTTGTTGATCTGCCCGTCCTTGAGGATGCCGATTTCGGAACCGAACAGGTACATCATGCGCATGGTGGCGTAGAAGCCCTTGCGCTCCTCGCGGGACTCAAAGCAGTTCTCGATCAACTTGTTGTAGAAGTTGATGCGCTCTGATTCTTCCTGTGGAATCTTCATCAGTAGTATTCCTTCGTGGGCCACTTGCCCTGGCCCTTCCACTTGTCGATGATCTTTGCCTTCTTGATGCTGACCTCATCGACAACCGGCATCGTACTCATGGATCGCTTGGGAGCCTTAACGGCAGACTTGTCCTGGCCGATCTTTGATCCACCGGATGTATAGCTTCCGCGTTTTGCGGAACTGTATTCATCCTGCACGGGTGAGACAACTGATTTACTCATCGAATCACCTTTCCATTTGCATCGCATGCGCTTTGCACGACGCTGGCGACCTGGATGTTATTAGGAACACCGGAGATTGTGTCCATGTGGCCCTTGACCTTGGCCTTGGGCTGGTTCTGTGCGGCGCTGTTGTCGCGCCAGAAGGAGCCGTTGGGTCCTGGGGTGAAGTTGCCGCCGAATCTTGAGCCGAGGGCTTGCATGCGACTGGCAATAGCTCCTTGCAGATCCATTGGTACTGCCGGAGCCTGTGGCTGGTACTTGTCTACGCTGGCGGCGAGCGATCCGTTCTTGTTGGACAGATCCGAAAGTTTGTAGTCACTAGCAATGCCACCCAAGGTAGCATCAATATTACGAGTGCGGCGAGAAACGGTGCCAGGAGCGCGAGTGTGAATACGCTCAACGTCCACGCAGCCATGAGGACAGACAGCAAAGCGGGACTCAAAAACACCGTGCGTTTCACAGGAGAACTCCTTGATGATAGCCATATCATTTTTCCATCATTGGATTTGACTGATTATCTGGGAGATGCTCCTGGCCCAACGATAGCCAAGATACACTGAGCCATACGGAGTCGGGTGCAAGCCAACGCTACCTAAAACGTAATCGGCATTGCCATCACCGATCTGGTGTCCTGCAAGCGCATATCCAGTTCCGAAAACATAGGGACTCGGATCTGTGCTCATTGGAATGAAGTACGTCAGGCTATCTCCGACAGCAGCGATCCCCTGTTGAATCCAACCCTCCATCTGCTGCGATTGGGCAAGAGTTATCGCCTGATTTGCAACGTAGCAAGAGGAAATGATTATCACGGTGGTAGCGCATCCGGGTTGCGCCCGCACCGTGGAAACGAATTGGGACAACGCGGATTGAATCGTTGCCGCCGTAGAGTTTCCTATGTCGTTATACCCTACCTGCATCATGATTACATCGGGCTGCATCCATGTGAAATCCGTGATTCGATTCAGGATGGATTGTCCCGATGCCGATGCAACATAAAAACCAGTTCCACTTACGGAAGAATTAACCGGATTCTCCCACCCTAGCAAGTCGCACATTACGTCAACCGCGCTACCGGCGCTTGTGCTGCTGTATGCACCGGCACCGGCGAATATGGATGATCCGTGGAAAACGGCTGTCACCATATCGGATCGTTGCGGTGCCCACACCGTATCGGTAGCTGCCGTATAGATTCCTGTCAGAGCCAGGTTATGCTGGCAGCGCAACTTTATCTTCCTAGGCTTTTTCGTGGTGAACGAAATGTTGTAGTACGCTCCAGTGGTTGCCAACTGCGGCAGCGTATTTCTCTGATAGAACCTTTCCCCGCTTTCGTCCCCGACCAGCAGTTGCGTTGGAGATACGCTGACCCCTCCGGGGTTCATCTGCACGGTTATGGTGGAAGCGTCCGTCCAGAAAATAAGGTTTGCGCTATTGGCAACGCCAAAATTAGATCCTGCTGTTTGCGGGTTCCATGCGGCAATGCCGTTTTGCAGGCTCGATGCGACAACGGTTCCCGTGTTGGAGTATCCCAATGAAGAATTGAGCATGTTCATTGTGGACACGGAATTTGCGCCGAAGTACGAATATCCTCCACCGTAGAAGATATGTCCCACCGAAAACGAGTAGGGGGCTGTTGCCAAGGATGTTGCAGGGACCCCGCCAACAGCGGTTCCTCCCAATGGGGAAACAACATGGTTGGTTGCGCTCACCGATGCGGAGGCCGATCTTGCCACTGTTGGTGCGGAAGGATCTGAACTTGTTGTTTCTGCGGATCTTTGATAAGTCCAATATACGGTTCCACCAGTTCCGTCGATCTGTGCAATCGTGCTTAAGCCCTGGGTTGGTTGTGGTCCTACCCCTGCGGCAGAGGAAGTTCCTCCGGGGTTGTTTACGGCAACATACACGTAGCCGTTTTGCACAACTTGTGCGGAATTTACGTAAGCGGTGTTGGTTGCCCATGTTGGTTCGGCAACCAGTGGTGGGGTATTCCACGGGTTTTGCGCATTGGCTCTAGCTAGTGCTCTGCGTAGTTTTGAGCCGATTGTTTCCCCGGTAACGAATGGGTTTTGTATATTTGCAGACCAGCCGTTTTGCAGTGCATAGGCTACATCCGGTGCCGATATGATGGCCGTGCCAGTGGGTCCTGCGGTGTAGGTAGTGCCCGATGGGGCGGTGAATGAGACACCGGGCTTCCAACCTGGGGATGCCAGGGTGACGGATGTGTAGACCGGAGTCCAGCCGTATCCCATTACTGCCTGCACATCTTGCGGCAGGATGGTGGCTTGTCCGCTGGCGTTGGCTGTGTATCTTGTACCTGTTGGGCCGACGACAGTCGTGCCCGGTACGCTGTTGGGAGCCGCCAGGGTTTGTCCTGGTATCTGGCTGTTGAGGGAGATTGGCTGTCCCATTAGCGCACCTTGAATACGGAGGCAAAGTCGGGCATGCCAAGGTCAACTTGTTTCTTGGCTACGGGGGCGATGCGGGCACCGAAGGAGCCGATGTTGACCTGCATCCTTCGTTGGGGTGGAGGGGCACCTTCGGCGGTTGGGTAGTATTCCACGATCACCTTGTTCATTTTCTGGCGTTCCAGGCGTTGTGCCCCTGTCAGGGGTACGGTGGCCTTGGTGCCGGATTTCATAACCCAACGGCGGGCGTCAGGGTTTTTATAGTAGACCCGAAGCCTGCCAGATTCAATGTCTTGTATGAATGCCGATAGGATCAGTTGGTACTGGTCGGTGAGCTTGTTGTGGTTGACCAGATATTCGATGGTTTTGGGTCCGATCTTGCCCTGGCGGCATTCCCGGGACATGCGCACGTAGGTCCAGGGTGTTGAGAGGTCGTCGTGCAGGGCCTTGATCTTGGCGCGCAGTTCTTGCTTGGGGATCGCGTAGTCGAAGCGATCTGCCCAGTTGGGGGCCATTCTCCTGCTCATGCTGCTATGCCGATCTTGCGCAGGTAGTTGGTGACGGCGCGTTGTTCGACGCTGGCGGTAGCGTTTTCGTTTACCTTTTCCAACGACTGTGATCTGCCGTAGGTGGCACCTGCCCGTGCGAGTTTTGCGCGGATTACATCTACCCACATGACGGTTGCCAGGCATGATGCAACGCAGCGGTCGTCTTTGAGTCGGCCAGGTGCTTCGATGGAGCCTTCGTCGTTGACGATGGTTTTCATTTCTTGGAGGCAATCAAGGGAGTGGACGATGACGATATCGCGCTCGAAGCCGTCCTTGAATGCGTTGAACATCCGGTGTTTGGAGTTATTGGTAGTCAGCCAGTGGAGGGAGTTTGTGGTTCCGTAGGAATCTGGTCGTCGCCACAGATAGTGTTTGATGTTGGAGGCAACGTCTGCAATGGCGTGATTTCCACCCCCCTCAATCGTCCCAACCGTGAGCCGCATGTTGCGCAACTCAGCAAGAACTGCATGACCGGGGCCGTTGGTTTCGAGGTTGAGGGAGGCATTCCTATAGGCTCCGGCGAGGTAGCAGATGATCCAAGCGAACTGGTAGACGTTGCAGGTTGCGTCGGCAAATTCGGCTACTTGGATGAGTTTGTCGGAATAGCATCGGTAGACCTGGACGCAGAATTTGTCGGCCCAGTCGGAAGATCCGTAGGCTGGATCTGCCCCCAGAACATAGACTCCTCCTGGGACAGGGGCTTCCCAGATTCGGAGGGTTGCATTTGCTGGATTCGTTTTAACAAGAACGGTATCTTTGAAATGCGTTCCAAAGCCGAATTTGTAGCATTGGAACGGAACACGCCGGGCAATCTTGTACGCATCGTTGATCCTCGTAATCGAGAAGAACTGTGATCCAGTCAGGACGAATGCGTATTCCTCGGTGGGTGGGTGTTCCTGGTAGGCCAGGGTTTCGTCGCCAATTCTCTCATTGACTGTCCAGCGCCACCAAGCGATTTGTGTGTCGTCTATATCCACGCCGTACATTTGCTTGACGGCCTTGACCCACTGTTTTTCTTCGGCGGTGAGTCTGCCGTCCCAGTAGGTTTCGTAGACCTTGCCGCCTTTTCTTGCCCGGTAGAACTCGTTTCTCCACCAACCCACGAAGATTGCCTTCTGGGTTCTTGATTTTTGGGCGATTTCCCACATGGATTGGAACATGTTGGGGCCACGGGCGGTGGATTCCCACACGTACAATCTCTGTGGATTCTTTTGGGCGAGGGATTCTATGAGGGAGGCCAGTCCTTCTTCATCGCCCCAGGAGCTAACCTCAGTGCCATGCAGATACGTGATCGCCTTGCCCCGTCCAAGCTGCCCTCCCTTCCTGCTACCGGCAACCTGGTAGACCATCCGTGATCTATTGGCAAAGGATATGAATGTCCGGTTATGAGCCAGAATCGGAACCTTCCAGCGGCGCGGAAGGCCCTCCAGGTACATAGCGAACGTGCTTTTGAATACATCGCGGTTCACCTCATCGTTGGCGACCATTGTCCCCTGCATGCCGGGATGACGCAGGTGCCAGAACAGGTCGAGGGCTTGGGTGATGGTGGTGATCCCTTGCTGGCGACCTTTGAGGATGACGAAGTAATGTATGCCCTCACCAACCCCACGGGCTATTTCCTCCATCACATATCTTTGCGTGCCGAGTATTTGATCCTTGGCCAGGGTAATCAAACCCTTTTCCTTGGACTCGATGGCTAGGCTGGAACAAAAGTTCCAGAACAACTCCGTTGGAAATCGTGCCACCGGCATACAAAACCCGCTTGCAAAGGAGAATCGGCAGTAGCAGAATAGCAGCAACCGGGGTGATGCAACAGCCCTGCCCAACTGGTGAACCCCTAGCGGCAACATACCCTCCTGCTCACACCCCATCCTGCACAGGGATGCTGCCGAAACCAAGGCATAGCAATGCCTTGGCACGAACCGAAGGTTCGCGCATACGCAGAGGGGTCGCCGAATCACACATTTCGGCACGTTGAGAGGGAAATACGGCGGGTTCTGCTCCACCCACACAGCATTGGGTTGCCTCTTTTTGACACCCAAACCAAGCCATACCCCCCTAGTTACCTGCGCGTAGAGCCATAAGCCGTTGACCAGCAACACTTTTTTTGCCACTCAACGATTATTTTTTTTGGGGGAGGATAGATGTGGAGTCAACGCCACGCTCGTCCTCGCGGCCCATCGCTCCGTTGCGAAAACGCCACCGCAACAGCGACCACCCACCCAGGTACGGGAAGCGACCGGCGCGACAGCAGTGCAGCGCGCCCCGGCACAGTCAACAGTCGCCAGCGCGCCGCTGTTGACCCACGCGGGACATGTGACGAAAAGTGGCAACCCGGTGCCGGACGGGGAAGATTGTCCCACCCATCATGCGCCGCAATACGTTTTCCATGACTGTTTGCGCGTACCTGGGACGGTCGCCCCTGTCGCGTTTCGGTTGCCGTAGCTCGGCGGATCGTGCCTGTCGCGGCATACCGTCTATGCGTCATGTATCGCACGGAACCATATATCACTGATACAGTCATACGTGCGAGAGGGATGGTCCCTCTTGCACAAACCATAACAGCGAAGGGAAAGTGATAATGGCTATTGATACGAGCAAGCTCAACAAGAATGCCGTGGTTACCGTGGCGCATAGCCTTGGATGGCGCGGCGATTACGATAGAACCGATAAGGCGGATCTGTGCGCATGGATCAGCAAAGCCCATGACAGCGAACGCGACCGGGTACGCAATGCTCTGTATGCCCGTACCGCATGGGGCTGGAACGATATCGACGGCGCAGAAGGCAAGGATATCAGCGAAGCAAAGCCCGATGCAGAAGAAGGCGCAGCGGTTGATTCCAAAAAAGCAGGCGATTCCAATGCACGCATGGATGACGCTGAGAACGGCAGCGAATCATCCTCCGATGAAGAAGGCAGCGAGCAGGAGCAGCAAGACAACGAAGAACGCGAGCAGCAAGAGGGCGAGGGCGAATCCAAGCAGGATTCCAAGGGCAAGAGCGAGGAAGAACGCCAGCAAGAGCAACAGCAAGCAGCGCAAGACTTAGCCGCTGCCATCCGCGCCAGCGAGAAGGACGCAATTGCATCCGGCGCAGTCATGGGGATTGCCAACATTCCCGCCAAAAACGATGCACTCGCTGCCGCTGTCGCCGCATTCGTCGCAACAGTCGCCAGCAACGCCCCGGCAGCCGCGCCCGCTGCAGAACTGCCAAGCATTGATGAGATTGTCGAACGTGTACGCGCCCTCATCGACGGCACGCCACGCACGCTCACAATCACGCGCGCCGGAATGCCCGATATCCGCGTCGAGGGACTCACTCATCGCCAATTCCCCGAACTGCTCCAAGTGCTTTCCGCTGTCGAATCGGACGGCATGCGCATGAACGTCTGGCTCGTAGGTCCCGCTGGCAGCGGCAAGACCCGCGCCGCACTGGAAGCCGCTAAGGCGCTCGGCCTTGCTTTTTACTCTCACGGCTCCCTCACTGCCAAACACGACGCAATCGGCTACACGGACGCCAACGGTAACTATGTGCGCACGCCCTTCCGCGAAGCATGGGAACACGGCGGGGTCTGCCTATTCGATGAATTCGACGGCAGCATCGCCAACGCTGTAGTGGGATTCAATCAAGCTACTAGCACGCCCCTCTACAACTTCCCGGATAAGGTAGTGCCACGCCATCCTGATTGCGTCATCATCGCCGCATGCAATACGCATGGCATGGGATCAACCGAATATATCGGGCGCATGAAACAGGACAAATCCTCGATCGACCG